GAGATAGACTCACGGCTATCTTTCAAATTATTCCGGCCAGCAAACCATCGAGTGCCCGGGAGATAGTAAGCACATTGCATAAGCCATTCACACCCAAGCCATGACTTTCCACCTCCACCGGCGCCACCATAACACAGAAACTTCGTAACATCGTCACGAAGGTAGTTATAGGCTAACCTCTGCTTTATATTGACCTTATATCCCATTACTTGACTTTCTCCGCATCTTCTGTATATGGTAGAAATTTAAATCCTTTGAACTCTTTTCCTGCATTCGTATAGTCCACCTCTTGTTTGTCGGAAAGTCCAAGTTTACGGGCAATGATATTCGCATTGAAAGCTCCAACGCACGCTCCCTCAAACTGCTGCGTTTCGATGGTTTCCTCCACGCGTGCGATGACCTCCAAAAAATCTTCATCATTCTTATTTCTACATTCGGAACGAAAAGTGCTCCACCACTTGGAAGAAGCACCTACATAAATACAGAAACCGGTAAGGGAATACGGACGGGAAGTCGGGGAAACTTCTTGTTGTACTTGTTGCTCATTGACTGTCTCCACTTTCTTTCCTTTTTTCCTTCTTACCGGAACAGTCTTTTGAATGGCCTTTTTAGATAACCATGGGTTTTCATCACACCATTGGAAATACTCACATGCCGCCTCCCATAAGAGTTCTGGCGTGGAAAAAAGTTTATCCCTCCCATGCTTGCTCCTTAACATCCAAAATTTATTTCCAGTTGGTGCCGCCATCTTATTTCTTCTTGAATCGTTCGTCCAATATCTTAGGAACAGTGTTATTCCAATTAATCACGTGGTGCAATCTTTTCGTTTCCTCGCTATGGCCCATCACGCCCACCTTCACAGAGGATGGCATCATCATAACCGTATAAAAACTCTTGACATATGTCCCTTGACTCATGTATATATCTGTCATCCCACCCTTATTCTTCCGTGTCTGCTTCTGGTTTAGCGCCACTTGTGGAACCTGCAGAAGCAGACATCCCCTGCTACCAAGCGTGGTATAGGTGTTCACATCTTCATTAATGCGACCAACGAATTGGAACGGTCTATCTACGGAACAGATGAAAGAATTCATCGCTTTCCGTTTCATCTTCTCGCCTTTCAAAATATCGTTCTCCTTTCCTCCTACAAAATCGCCTCTCTGAGCCATAGCCAAAGTGAGAGCCGGAATACTTTCATAAAAACGTAGCATAGCTTCAAATACCACGTCCAATTGCTTTATCGCCCTCTGTTTGACTATACCATCTCTACCATAAGTAAAAGAAAACACATCGTAATCATCATCCAGTTCTATGAAGTATTTGTAGCCAAGTTTTCTTGCTATCTGAAAGCAAGCATTACGCGCATAAACAATAGCTCTGCGATCATCAAAATTATCCGCTTCATCAAAAGTCTTTGCAATCTTTGGTTTATCGAACATTACAACGTTTTTATATTTCGCGTAATACTCTGCGGCCACTTTATCTTCATTGTCTATCACATAAACAATCGGTCCCGTATAGCCACACTTCCGCAGTGTCTTATCTGTAATGACGGAACCGGCACGGCCATGCGTCAGTATGAATGCTGCAAAATCACTCCTCATCTTCAGTATCCTCCAGCATTATTTCATAAATATCTTCCTTGAATCTGGAATAACCGTTCTCTATCGCCTTATCAAAGTCTATTATCACCAGCGCAGACGCTTCCATCAGTTCCTGAATCTCTTTCTCCTGATGGGCGTAGAACTCTGCTATCCGTCCGTAATCGAATACAATATGTCTCAATGCAGCTATCCGAAGGAAAGACTTCACATTTTCCGGAACGTTTGAATTATCTATTTCCGAAATCAGTTCTTCATATTTGCTTTTATCATAGAGAGAATTTATTTCCGGGCATACAGGGCTTTTAGGCTCATACACCGGAGCTTCTATCTTTTTCGTGTATTTATTCCGGGCATCACTTTCACTATCTACCAGACTATCATAGTCAAAATCAAAGTTTAATCCCCAACCCATCAAAGATTCTGCGTCCCACTCCTTCAACAGTTTTTCATCCCATGTACCATTATTCACGTTATCACGGATAATAATCTCCCGTTCTCGTTCTTCTGTCAACCCATGAAGCAGAACCGTCGGCACATCAGAAAGTCCTAGTTCTACACTGGCCTCATACCGTTGGTTTCCGGCTATAATCACCAGTTCCCCAGTCCGGTCAGAGAGTATGATGGGACGTGCTTCGAAGTAGTCCGGATTACTATGAATAGACTCTTTGAGTATCCGCATCTGCTCCTCTGATATGGTTCTGGGATTGTTACCCAGTTTTTTAAGGTCTTCTATTTTTCTATAAATTATCTCCATTGGCACACTATTTTACGTTACGAAAATAAAGATACCGAATAATCCACGAACGGACTATCTGGTATCAAAGAAGTTACTGACAAGATTTGGCAGAAGGTTTTGCTTAATATGAAAAAAGATATTAACTTTGAGACAAATCAAATATCAATATAAAAATGGAAATAAGTATATCTAAAGAAACCGAACGTTTTGCTGATTTCCTAAAACAAAAAGACAATGAGAACATTATCTTTTCTGGAGCTTTTGGAATAGGAAAATCATATTTTCTAAATAATTTTTTTAATCAGCACAAAGATAAATACACTGGAATATATTTAACCCCAATTAATTACTCTGTTGCTAATAACGAAGATATTTTTGAGTATATCAAAGTGGACATATTAATGCAGTTATTAGAAAAAGTCCCCTATGATTTTGAGAAACAAAAAATATCATTAAGCAATGCCGCATATTTTTATATGGTAAATCATCCTAAAGATTTTTGGGGGAATTTTTTTTCTATAGCAGAAAAAATTACTTTTGGCACAGATATCATAGACAGGTGTATCGCACTGAAAGAAAACATCGAAACATATGCAAAAGATAATTCGAAAAATGAAGAATCCCATGTCAAGAAATTCTTCGATAGCATTAGCATAGAGAAAGGAAGCATCTATGAAGATAATACAATAACTCAAATCATCCGTTCTATTGTATCAAGCACCAAAACCGATAATAGTCCCAATAAGCAAATCGTCCTCATTATTGATGATTTAGACCGTATCGACCCTGAACATATCTTTAGAATATTAAATATATTATCAGTACATAATGATTTTTGTGGTACTAAAGAGCACAAATTTGGATTTGACAAAATAATTTTAGTATGCGATATTGATAATATAAGAAACATTTATAGTGCCAAATATGGAATAAATGTAGATTTCAATGGATACATTGATAAATTCTATAGTAAAGAAATATACCATTTTAATAATACAAATGAAATTATAAAAGCCATAGCACATATTCTTGCAACAACCAAATCTGATAAAGAAGTGGGTCTAAATAACAATAGCTATTATTCACATATAACCTGCTGTAGTATATTATCCGCATTTGTCAAAAATGGGTCTATTAATATAAGAACATTACTGAAATATATTAATAAAGATTTTAAAGGAGATCGATTGGTTTATATAGGACGAAGGAGAACACCAGTATATATGTCTCCCAATTTGGTTGTTTTCGATTTTATTCGGACAATGTTTAGCACAATAAAGGATATGGAATCTGCTATAAACAAACTTAATAAATCAAATTTCAGCATTGAAGAATCTGAGTATATTTTGAAAATATTTATAGCATTAGCTGATTATCACAATTTTGAAAAAGGTGAGTACACTTATTACAATAAAGAATATAAAGCAATAATCAATATCAATATAGGAATAGTAGACTTTGCAAAAGGAGAAGTACCGGACATTGACCCATCATTAGTACTGAAAGAAGCTTTCAATACATATAGCACTCTTTTTACCTGAAAAAGATAATGATATTCTGATTTTCCAAAGCCTTATTTGACAATTAAAGCATTAATAGTCAACATATACATCTACCTACTAAACCATGTTATAAGATAGCAGCACAAAGGCTCATAATTTGCACAACTCCCACAAATCCGTACCTTTGCAATGTGTTTTTCATAGTATTAGATTTAAGGTTAATAAAAAAGATTGGCTGTCTGGGATAGATAGCCTTTTTTTGTATCTATCAGTCACCTTTGTTCTCGTCCCTATACTTATGTTTCCAATAGCTATTTAAACAGTTATATACAGTAACGCAGATTATCAAAACTGTTATAACAAACCAATACCAATCAAATTCCATATCCTACTTTATTACATTCCACTCACTTTCCATAATCACATAGTCACACTTGTTGCATCGATGCAGATAAGTCGGGAACAGAGCCGTCGTATAATCTTCGACAGCTATTTCTATACTGCCACATTCCGGACACTCAATTTTTACCTCTTTAATACCGGAATAGTCCCAGAAAGATAGTTTCCCTTTCACGTTCTCGATAGGTTTGGAGTAAAGGATAGGATTAGCCAGTACCCAGTTATAACCCCCTTTCTCTGCCCAGATGGAAGAGTGATTCACAACGCAATCCACAATTTCGACACTTCCAATGATAGCAGAATTTACATATCCATTGCCGCAAATAATCTCACTCTGGAATCCAAGTGAAAAGCTATCCCATTGCCTTTTCGTAAATACACTATTAGGATTAATCATTTCCACGGGGACGGCGCTTGAATGAATCAGCACCCTCTGCCCTAAGTCTTTCTTAGGACACGGCCAAGTGCGATTCTCGATGTCTTTGATACCGTGGACTATCAAAGAGGCCCACGGTTGTTTTATGGTTATTACTTTCATATTTATTTGCTTTTTATAATAATACCATTTAAATTTGTTCCAGCATCTGTGACCGAATGGATAAGTTTTATATGCAGGTTCGAATCCTGTCAGATGTTAGGTAATATTGCCGCATAATATTAAAAAAGAATCAATATGATTTCATTTATAATAATAAATTTAATCCTACCTATACTTTTAGGTATTTTATCCTCATGGGTATATGATTCTATCAAAGATATGCGTTATCAAAATGCAATATTACTCATTATGGAGAGCCGTGAAGTACGGCTCTCTTACTTTAGCGAATTTTTCACATTATCTAAATTTTCTATTTCCATTACAAGACTGTTTTACTTCTTGCTTTTATTCCGTTTCCTATTATCTTCAGATACACACATCTTGCGCCATGACGCTTTCAGAAGGTATTGTAATCTGAACGGGGAATTGTCTGGTGAATGTTCATACGGCATCGCTCATTAAGTCGAACAATGTGGGTGCGCTGACCTCCATCTCCGCCTCATACAGATATGAAAGACTGTCTTTCCAGTAGTCGTAATTGAGTTCGGTTGACAGACCTTTCCTCCCCAGATTGATTGCGCAATAGGGAACGGTGCCGATACCTCCGAACGGGTCAAACACCAATTCACCTTTGTTTGAGTATCGTTCAATCAACCTTTCGACAATATCTAACTGAAGGGGGCAGATGTGGTTCTGCCGTTTCTTCTGCGACTGTTTCGTATTGAGCGTGCGCATCCGGGTGACATCATCCCATATCCAAGGTTTCTTGCTTACCGGGTCAACGGCCATGAATGTCTTTGGCAGTTTTCCATATGCCTCCAACTCTTCTGCGAACGACACGTGCTCCTCATAGTTGTAGATATGCTCACGCTCGTAGTTTCGGAACAAATGTCGAATCTTATCTATTCCAGCACCTTTCATATCTTCGTATGATAACAGAGAATTACCAGATGATTTCCAACTTGCATGAGCGTCTATCTGCCAACGGGCCAATGAATATTCACTCTTGTTCTTTGTTACCGGCAAATCAGCGTATGCACGTGAGGTGTCAGAAGGCAACTTGCGGAAAAGAAGGACATATTCCGGGCATCCGATACCCATCTTTGAACCGTCCTTACACATTTCAGTATAGCCAAGACGGTAAGTCTGGTTATTCTCTCTTACCACGTCCGTATCCACTGTAATACGCCCCATGTAACGGAACCCGTATTTCATGTAGTGGAATACAGTCATTTCACTGAACGGGTCGATGGTGGGCATACCGTCACCAGTGGCGTTGCCGAACAAAACACGGTCTTTCACATGGATGCAAGCTAACCTACCGGGTTTAAGAATACGCATAAGCTCCGGTGTAAGATAATCCATCTGCTCGAAGAACTTGCCGTTGTCCTCATTATGCCCGAAGTCATTATAGGTCGGAGTGTACTCATAGTGGTTGGAGAACGGGATGCTGGTTACAATCAAGTCCACCGAATTACTTTCCATAGTCTGGCATTCAAGAACATTGTCATTATTGATTGCCCTCCACAGTTTACCGGACTTTTCTTCCCTGCTGGCAAACATCCACCGCATCATCTTCTCCTCTGCCTGCAAGCCGAACAAACCGTTCTCGCGGACTATATCGGTCATCTTGGCTACCATCTCGCGGTGTTGCGCCCACTTCTGCATGAAGCTCTTGTATATCTCGCCCTCACTTTCCGCATAGACCAGATAAAGGTCAACCGGATGCTGCTGCATGAAACGGTAGATACGGGCTATCGCCTGGAACTTGTCGTTAAAACGGTAGTCGATGAACATGATTGCCTTGTGGCAGTGGAAGTTCAAACCCTCACCGAGCATCTCCGGTTTGGCGGCCAGGTATTTCAGACGGCCGTCCTTAAAGTCCGCTATCACTTCATCGGCTTCCTCATCATCCTGCGAACCGTACACAGCCTTACAGCCGGGTATGGCGTCACACAAAGCCTTCCGTTCATTCTCCAGGTCATGCCATAAAAGGAAATGGTCGTTCTTGTTTTCAGGACGGTTAATGATTTCCACCACACGGGCAATCTTTTCCTGCATGTTGTCCCGACGTTCTTTCGCTGCGTCGGCAAGTCCGAGAGCAGCTTCACGGAACATCTTCACTTGTCCGTCACGGTCAGTTCCGGCTGTGGAGTTATCAACACTAACCACTTCTTCATGTACACGCAGTTCCGGCAATTCATATCCGGTATCGGGGTAACCAAGATCGGACGGTTTGGTGAGGAACAACGCCCATGTACTTACCCACAACCAGAACTCCTTCTCCTTGTGCGGATAAAGGGTAAGGTTATTCGCCTTCGTGCTGTCACGCTGAAAGAAACGGGTAAGCGCCTGCCCGGTATCCATCACACCGAGATAACCAGCATAATGTATCAGTTCCTTATATCTGTTGGGCGATGGCGTGGCGGTGGCGACAAAGCGGTAGGGAACATCCGCAAACAAGGGAAGGAACTCCTGGTAGGTCTTGGTACCGAAACCACGTAATACGCTCGCTTCATCCAATGATGTTGCGGTGAAGTAGGAAGGTTCTATTCTTACACCATCTTCACCGTCGCGCACACGCTCGTAGTTCGTAACCATGATGTCAGTCGGGCATATCATCACATCAGCCATAGTTCGTACATAGGTCACTTTCATGTGCAGATGTTGTTCCGCTTGTGTAAGGAACTCAACCACTACACGTTTGGGACAAACTATCAGCCCTTTGCCGCCTTTGTGTTTCAGAACTACCCGAAGTATCTCCAACTGAGTAACGGTTTTCTGCATACCAAAACTGGAGAATATGGCACGGCAACCACCGGACACCGCCCAGCGAACAGTATCTTTCACATGGGGATATAACGACGGTGTCAGTTCATCCGGATTGACCTCGAACCCGGTCTGACGGCTGATGGCCATCTTGTCTTTCAGAAATTCTATATATTCTTTCATGCTGTCATTCGTTGTTTAATTAGATTTATATTCTTCTCCACAAGACCAATGATACGATTGTGATAAGGCGAAACACCATTGCATACCGCCCTTGACTGCTCTACTTTCAAAGTTTTCAAATTCAGTTCCACAGTCTCGATGCGTTTCCCTTCGGTGTCCTTTGCAGAAAGTATCAGAGAATCCGGCCTCTTGTAATAACCATTGTCATATACGCAATGGTGCATTGCCGCACCTTCTTCCGCTATCTCGGCAACACTGCTTATCACCGTCACCATTATCTCACCGTCACCGAAGCACACACCGAAGAACTTCCCTTTGTCTTTCTTGTACACTTCTTCCCACTTGGCTGCCTCCTTGTACTTTTCCTCCAAACTCCGTTTCGCTTTCACCTTGCGTTTACGCTCCATCATCTTGTCGTGTGCTTCCATAAGGTTAGGCGGACAAACATATTTAGCGTTATGGGTGTCGAGGTTAAAGTATGCCAATGCTTCCAGATAGTCGAACCATAGGGAAGCATCCTGAACGATGTAATGATTCCGGTTGCAGATGTTAAGGGCATGCCGGAAAGGTATCTCGTAGTTATCCTTACGCAACATGTATTCAAAAACGGACAACTGCCCGGTCTTTACCAAAGTCTCGGCTAAGGGGTTGGTAAGCAGCTGGCAAATAGTATCCACAACAGAAACCCGTGCCATCTTCAATAATCGCCCCATCCAACCGTTGCGCCGGAGCAAGGGAGTGACTGATGCACGCGGATAGAGAAAATTTCCCGTCACATCAAAGACATCGTTCATCTCGTAATACCCGGAAGCACTTCCGTTGTGCTGCTTAACATCTGTCTTGCTATCGTAATCCCAACTGAAATGAAACGGACTACGAGTATATTTTTTCCCAGTAATCACCTCCTTACCATCAGCAGTTATCCAATTCTGGAATACCTCATGGATGTACATACGGGTATCGCAACCGTACACATTATCACGCAGCACATCGAACGTCCGTACTACCATCATGCCACGGAAGGATTGCACTACCGAATAAAGCTTTTCTTCGGAATTGGCCTTCCTGCCATGTCTGTGTTCCAAATTCAATGATTTCCCGCAGTTCGGGCAAATGTGAGATTCCATTTCCAACGACACAGCCAGCATCGGTTTA